GTCTTCTACAATATCAGAAATAGCACTAGAAGTAGCCAAGCCTGAGACTACAGCACTTCTTGCTATTCTCTTTAGACCACCACCAGATGTATCAAAGGCCAAGAATACATCATCACTTGCGACAGTACTTATCTCAGCTAGATCACCTATTGTACTGTTGCTTACGTCAAGAATGTTTAGTTCTGCTGCAGTACTTGTAACGCCATCAAGTATGTTTAACTCTGCTGTAGTTACATTAGCACCATCTAGTATTTCTAATTCTGCTTCTGTAATAACAGCACTGCCTATAGTAAGACCACCTACAGTAGCCACACCTGTTACAGCTAGTGTGCCTGCCACCGTAGCATTTACATCTACATCAAGTGTATCAATGTGTGCAGTACCGTCTATGTAAAGATCACGCCACTCTTGACTTGCAGAACCAAGGTCAAATGTACTGTCTGTGTTAGGAATAATACTTGAGTTTACGTCAGCACCAAACACAACGTTATCAGCGGCTGAGTCACCAAGAGTAAGCGTACCACCATTAAATGTTGTAGTGCCAGTTACTGTAGCATTGCCTGCAACTGTAAGATTACCACCTACAGCTAAGTTACCTGAAATGTCAGCAGCACCATTGATATCAATAGTAGTAGCAGCAATCTGTATCTCTGTGTCGGCTACAATGTCTAGCTGACCATCTGCACTAGAGTTAATAAAGATAGCAGTATCACGAAACTGTATCTTCTCTGTAGTAGCAATAAGTATGTCATCAGAGAACTCAAAGTAGTCCTCATCTTCCATCCACTTTAAAGCACCGTCATTACTACCGCCATTAAAACTTATAGTTATGTCACCAGCATTTGTACCAAAAGTAATACTGTCAGACAGTAGTGAAGTAATAGGTCCACCTTCGCCAACAGTACCGTCATGTGTGTGGCCTGAACTAGCAGCAAAGGCAGCTAGAAGCTGATCGTACTCGTTGTTAAACAGGTCCGAAGTAATGACATCGCCATCAGTAAAGGTTGATTGTCTTGTGTATGTAGCGCCCATTTAACGTCTTGCTCCTAATTGATATTCGAGTTGGAAACCTTTAAGTGAATAAGGTGCCGACTCACCACCATCATTTATTCTTAAAACTACAGAAAAGCCTGAGCCTTCTACAGGCTGTCTTACAAGCGGTTGGGAAGCCCCACCAAAAACAAATCTAACTGCACCACCTATAACACTGAATATAGCTGAACCAAACTGTGCAGCTACAACAGTAGAATCTAAAGGGTATGCCGCAGGTCTAGGAGAGTCTGCGTTCTCATTATCATATCTTACTAATAGGTCTGCGTCAATAGCAGATTCTGGTTTGTAGTTAATAATAACTCTTTGCATATGCTTTCGGATGCCTGTGTCACCAAAAGACAAGTCAGTACTTCTGTACTTACCTAGCATGGGTGTACCGTCAAAGGTATTGCCCTTTTCTTGTCTGTGTATGAAGCCATTAAAGTCTCCATGTAATACAATAACATTACCAGCCTGTACAAGTGTATCTGTACAAGAGGGTTTTATACCACGTATCTCAGAAAACTCATAACCATCTTCTCTCATGACACAGATAATACCTCGTGTAGTATTAACTGCTTGGTTCTCTTTAGTAAAGAATATCCTGTACTGCGTCTTGTCTTGTACAACAACACTTTCAAACGAGGAGGAGTCCTTGATGTTAGCGTCAAAGATAGACTGCACGTTTCTACTTATTGTACCTAGTTCTGTGTCACCAATATTTGCAGTAGCAGCAACTGTCCGTAATCCGTCAGGCCCAAGGAATACTAAGTCACCGCCAAATTCCTGTATGGTGTCACCGTTGATACAACCAATGTTTCTCGTAACAGGTACAATAGCAAAGTCACTAGAGGTATTACCCGTCAGTTTAAATATTCTGTTCTCACAAAAGATAAAGAGGCTATCACGAAAGACTTTAATTCCTGTGATTGAATCGTCTACTCTAATGCTCCCTGCAGGTAAAGATCCACCCGTACTAAAACCATCTTCGTTGAAGCCCTCACTAAAGTTTAATAGTTCTGGGGTAGTAGACTTACCAGCATAGAACATATGAGACTTATAGGAGACAACAAACTTAGAACCTACAACAGCACTAGCACTAACATCAACAGCACTAAGAGCTAAGTTAAAAACTACAGGTGCATTTACCCCATCAACAAATACAATCTTTTCATTACCATCAAAGTTAAACCGTTCAAACCTATACTTAGAGGCGTTGGTTCTACCTGTATCTATCTCTGTCCAGTTGGCTGAGATAACGTCACTAAGAGAATGGGCAGCAGCTGACGTACCTTCTCTAGCTCTTGTCACACCTGTAAACTCATTTGGACTAGATGCTGCATCTACGCCTGTGTAGGTAAACAGTTCTGAGTTAATCTGAAATGCACCACTTGTCGCAAACCCTGCAACAGATTCTACTTTGATTGTACCAGAACCAGACATAGATGTGTTAATAGCTATAGAACTTTTTATCTCATCTGAAGTAGAAGAGAATATCTTCTCTCCCCTGCAAGCTAAAACGTTATTACCAAAAGTAGCTACACCAATAACTTTCTCTGAGTCAGCAGAGGTAACTGGAACTATCTGATTAATGTACCTACGGTGTCCGTTTATTCTCCTGTAGCCACCCTCAACGTCAGGCTCAAAGTTTTCTAGAACTAAAGCCTCACCCGGTTTCATAAGAAAAGAAGAACGGTTTAATACTAAACCGCCCTCACAATTAAATGCTACAGGTTGTACTTGAGAACTGTCTGGCATTAAAAAGGCACTCCAGAGGTAGGCATTGTTATAGCTGTGGATCTAATATAATCATACTTATTAATTAGTAAGCTCTGGATGTTCTTGATGCCATCTTCAAAACGCTCAAAGTTAAGCTGGTACTGTTGTACCTCGCCTCTGTATTGATACAAGAATGCAGCAGCACCGTCTGTAATAATAGGTTTAAATCTATCTGGGATTGTAGTAGTGTCTCCGTGTGCAACTAAGTCATCAGGAAACGTAAAGTAATCATACAGTAATGTATACTCTTTATCAGGGTAAGGGTAGAGCAAGTAGTTGTTATCAAGTGTACGTACAATTATTTGTGGCATACCACCATTGTCGAACTGTGTAACCACTACGCCAGTAGCGTATGCTGCAGCTGTAGTGCCCCCATCACCTCTGACGCAGCCTGTAAGAGTATTGCCTGAGATAGCAGTATAAGAAATTATCTCACTACCTACATAGACAGAGCCTTCTGCTGAGAAGCCTGTAGAAGAAGCTAAGGTAAGTATAGTTACAGAATTTGTATGTGATCCATTTAATGTGGTAGATACAATTTCGTCTTCTTGGCTTGCAAGGTCTTTACTTATATACTCATTATAGTTAATCTTTTTTAAGTTAATGCCTGAGGAGCTAAGTGCAGTATTTCTTTTTATTCTAGCAGTATTGTAATCTATATATTTTGTACCAGTGGGTATACTGTAGCGAACCACTCCCGGAACTAAAGTAGAACTGTTAGTTGCATGATTAAATGGGTAAGCAAATTCTTTTTGATTGATGTGTCGTATAGCTTCATTAACGGCATTTTTACATTGTATCTGTACACCCCTAGCACTTGCAAAGTTACTAGAAGTAAGCTCTACTTCATTCATCCTAGTAATAACGCTATTAGTTAATGTAAGAAATGTAAGAGCCATTATTTTTCCTTAAGATAAGCTAAAGGGGCCAGCACTAAGCCAGCCCCTAAGTTTAGTAATGTATTACAGCAAGTCACGTTGGGCTGCAGAAGCCTCAGTGTGAGCAGCCGAAACATCTGCAATTACTGCATAGACACGTAAGCGTCCAGTAGCAGCAGCAGCACCAGCAATAACAACATCAATGGTATCTGACGCAGCGACAAGAGCTAATGCAGCAGCAGCATAAGTAGAGGCAGCTGCAGTATTAATAACATTAGTCTCACCGTTAGTACCAAGTACAAGGTATGTACCAGCAGCATCGTCAAGTGCAGCACCGTCAATGATGTCATCTCCACCAGCAAAGTCAATATTACAAGTACAACTTGCAGTAAAAGACTTCATGATTTCCGCACCAGCAGTCAGAAGAACTGACTGTGAAGGGATTTCAAGTAGTTG